CAACACTAGCAGGGTATAAGGGTAATACTACTACTCTGGCTCAGGTAGGGGCTGAGAACCTTATAAAACCTTATGTAAAAGAGGCTATAGAGGAAAAACTCAGTGAGCATAGGGCTAAACATGAGGTTACTGCACAAATTGTTATCAATGAGTTATTTGAAAATGCTATGATTGCTCGTAAACTCAATAAGATAGGGGATAGTAACCAAGCTCTTATAAAGTTAGGGGAGCACCTATCACTATTCAAATCCGATAGTGGTGCATCAGTAAATATCACTATGGACTCTAAGCCAATCACTGAGGAACAGGAACTAAAGAATTATGAACGATTGCTCAAACTCAAACAAATAGGCAACGCCATAGTGGACGCATAAAGTAAAACCGCTACCCCACCACTACCCCGAATGGAGTAGGGGCTTGTGGTTATCAGGGATTTCACTAACACATGTATAGGGGCTAACAAGCTCCGATTGTAGGGGATTTCACTCATGGTATTCGCACATCAACACCAGCAAATGCTGACACTATACCGAAAGTGGTATGGTAATCCAAATGGTATAGGACAAATCACTCATCGGCGTATCAGGCGAAACCTTGCTTGCCCGTGTTTCAGTGGTAAGAAGTATAAGAACTGTTGTGGTAGTCCAAAGGGTATAGTGGATAGTGAGCTTGAGTCTATAGTGGAAAGCCTGATGACTATGGCTCAAACTCATACAACTCAGGGTAATGGAGCATAAGGGTTATAGGGGATATCGGTAGTTAGGTATCAGGGATACCCCCTAGGGGGAGGGGGGATGGGTACCCCGGCATGGAGGAAAGATACTAAGACCTTTCATGGGAAAGATACTAAAACTAAAAAAATATTTTTACTAAAAATTAGTTTATTCCTACTAAATTACTATGGATAAAGACGAAGATAAGATATATAACTCTCTCGAAGAAGCTGCTAAGTCAGTGCCTTTTGAAGAGATAGATTGTTTTGATATACTTGAGGATGGTCGGGTACGTGTTATCAGGATTGACAAGTTTTATGGTGAAGGATAATCCTGTGTCATCAGAATTGACAAAATCACTGGAACTGACAGACCTTAACTGGATATCCTGTTTTCTTTACATCATATCCAAGACAAAGGGTTTGTGTTTGCTTGAGCCTAATATTGGCCAGCTACTTCTCTATAACTCTATCATGGAGCAGAGAAAGCGTGGACTCCCTATCAGGATTCTTCTGCTTAAACCTCGTCAGGTTGGTTGGTCAACCTTTATTGCTGCATGGATATATGCCCAGATTTTTAGAAATCCATACAAACATGGACTGGTTATCTCGCTCGATAATGATAAAACGTATCAAATCTTCAGAATGATACAAATCTTTGATGACTACCTACCAGACTGGCTCAAAAAGCCCAAGCAAGCCTCTAACCGCTACGAAATCCTTTATGAGCGTCCACATGAGTCTCAGTTTACAACGCAGACTCAGGGGTCAAAGAAGGGCCTTCGTGGCGGTATGACACATTACCTACACTGTTCTGAGGTTGCCTTCTGGGATGATACCAACAAAACTCTTGGTGAAGTCTTTCAGTGGGTTCCTGAAACTGACCCAAACTCTGCTATATTCTTAGAGACTACAGCTAATGGTATAGGGGAACCTTTTGAGCAAAGATATTCTAAGGCTGTTGCAAAGCGTAGGAAAAACCCCGATGATTATACTGGATACCAGCCTGTGTTCTTTCCTTGGTATCTATTTCCTGAATACACGTTCCCACTTCAACCCGGACAGATTATAAAACCAGAGGATAGTGCAGAGAAATATCTTATTGACCACAAATGTACACCCGGACAATTACTATGGAGAAGGCTCAAGATTGAGAGCTTTGATGGCGATGTATCATTTTTCAAACAAGAGTATCCTGCCACGTCCAAGGAAGCGTTCCAAGCTACCGGGCGTAATGTGTTCCCACCTGCTACCATCGAAAGACTGGAGAAACTTACAAGAAAGCCCCTTGGCTTCTACAAGTTTATCAAAGAGGGGGGCTTTATCAAGCCCGTTAAGACGGACTGCCCCGAAGAGGCGTGGGAGATATGGCACATGCCACAGCCGGACCATGAATACGTCATTGGTTGTGATACTATGGAGGGGCAATTGTCCGACCCGGATAATGAAAAGTCTGACCCGGACTGGCATGGAGTAGTTGTTTTTGACAAGATGACTTTTGAAACTGTAGCCCATTATCATGGTCGCTGTAATCAGCTTGACCTTGGAAGGCAGGTGGAAATGGCCGGGCACTTCTATCGTCAGGCTATGATAGCTCCTGAAATGCCAAATGGTCTCGGAGTTATTACCTATCTTCAACAGGTTGAATACCCCAATCTGTTCCACCGTGATACCAATGAAGAGTCTGAAGATAATAAAGAGTCGAACCTTATAGGCTGGAAAACTACCACAAAGACCAGACCAGCTATGGTCGACTTGATGCGAGATATCCTCAAGGATAATGAGATAACTATTTACTCCGCTCTTATTGTTGAAGAAATGAAAACCTTTGTTCGCAATAAGCAAGGAAAACCAGAGCACATGAGAGGAAAACATGATGATTTGCTCTTCGGTTTGATGATAGCTTTACAAGTTACCTTCAAGGTAGGGTTCAGTACTACCTACAATATAGGAAACCATACTTATGACACAGAAGAAAAAAACACCAGCAGGGACCTCAACGTCCTCGGAGCAGTTGATGACTGGCTCCCAGAAGATGAAGATACTCAGGGAACGCATACTGAGTAAGAGAGTTAAAGGGGAGATATCCTGCGAGACCTGTCCGGCTTTCGATGTCCGGGATAAGGACTGCAAGCATAATCCCCGTCCACAGGACAGGTATCCTGAGCACTGGTGTGCCCAGCATCCTCTGTATCAAAAGCTGATAAAGGAGTTTCTCAATGACTGAACTATCAGCTTTACTGATAGCCTTTGCTCTGGGTGTTCTGTGCGGTGCAGGTATTTACCACACCGGACTCAAAACTGGAACCAAGATACAGTTCAAGGCCAGTGCAGGTAAGGACCCCTTCGAGAAGAACGAAGAGGATTTGGACCAAACTCATACTTTTGGAGAATTGGAGTAAATAATGGCAACGTATCAAAGAGGTGATATCACTCTCCGCTCTGCGGTCACTACCAACGACACACTGCTCGATGGGACAACTGCAGGAGCTACGTTTGCAGAGTCAGACAGGCCATCCCATGCCAAGGAAATCGATAACGATACCGATTATCTGGAGGTATATGTTACAGGTACTGCTGCTGCAAACAAAACATTTACCCTAACCCTCTGGGGTTATGGTGTGACAGGTCCTGCGAGACGTATGGCATCTGTCGCTGGTGTTCTGGGTGCTGCTGTAACTGGAACCAGTCAGTTCTATGCAGATACCCTGACGGTAACAGACAAGAACCTTGTGGCGGTAACAGAGAAAGACACCGCTACTGACCACGTTTGTAAGCTGGTTGTCCCCTGTCTTGGTTACAAGTACATTGCAGCACAGGTTACAGACCTTGGCGGGGCTGGTGGAGCAGCTTCAATTACAGTAATGGCACGTCCTTACGGAAGTAGATAATGGAACAGATTGAACCAATCGTCCCGGACAATCCACTTCTCGATAAGCTTAAGAAGCTTGAAAAAGCTGGGATGGATTCCAACAAAGATTGTATAGAAATGTGGCAGAATGGTCTCTGCTACATGTTCTCCGACCAGCTTAAGGGCAAGAAAACCCATAAGGATTGGGACTGGATAGTCATCAACTACATCTGGCCTTCCACCATGCAGGAGATAGCGAAGCTGGCTAAGAACCATCCCAGAATCATAGCATCTGGGTGGTCCTCCGATGACGTTGAGGGAGCAGAGGTCTGGCAGAACGCCACACAGTGGCAGTGGGAGAATCGTCTCAACATGAGACTCGAACACATTGCCTCTATTTTTGATAAGAAAATCTTTGGCTACTCTGTCTGCAAACTTTATTGGGACGAGCAGCACAGATGGGACATACGCAACAATATCTGGGAAGGTGATGTCAAGTACAAACTCTGGCATCCTGCTATGTTCTGGGTCAGCCCGGAAGCCGAGAAGGTTGATGAGGCCAATGCTGTTGGGACCATGCGTATCATTGAGGAAGAGGAAGCAGTAAGACGCTGGCCTGAGAAGAAGGCTTCTATCAAAGAACAATCGAGGACCATGCACGAGTGGCAGACACTGGGGGCTGTGCACTCAGGAAGTGCTATCAAAGGTTCTATGGAGACAGGCACAACCACCGGAAGTGGCGGTGAGGATTCATGGGAACCGGGACACTCTACCCGGCTGATGAACATTCTCAATAGCCGTATCACTGGTGATGGTTCCAAAACTCTCGACCGAAATAAGAAATATGTCATTGTCTACGAAACATACTTTAAAGACAATGAAATGGAAAATGCAGTTGAAGAGGACCTGTATTCTGCACAGGAACTTATCCAAACAGGAGCAGCCAGAGAAGCTGAGGATGGCAGCATTGTAGGCTTTGATGGCCAACCTTATACGCAGGAAACATGGCCAAGGCGGAGCAGCCGTAAGTATAAGAAGCCCAAGTACCCCAATGGCAGGTACATTCTGAGGGTCTGTGATACCATCATCAATAACAAGACCGAGGACCAGCAGTGGCCTTATGAGCGGTGGCCTTTTGTGGTTTCGCCTCACTATCTGCTGCCTCACACGTGGCAAGGCGTTAATGCAGTTACTCTTTACAAAGATACTCAGGATATGATAAATGTCTCAGTATCTTATCTGCTTAACCATATGAAGATGCACGGCGACCCTCAGCACGCATTTGAAGTTGATGCTATTGCCAAGGACCCAAATACCAAGAAAGCTTATAAGATTTTTGCTGGAGCGGGTTCGCTTATCAAGCTGGCTCGTGGTGGTCTCAATAAGTACAAACGACTTGACCCCCCGAACCTCAGTGCATCTATACCCCTGCTGTACAATATCCTGACACAGGAGTTCAAAAATCTGACAGGTATGCAGGGTATTTCCATGGGTGAACCACTCAAATCTGATACCACCGCTACAGAGGCTTCAGTGGTCGCTATGAGTGCTACAGATAGGGTGGCTTTACAAAGTGTATACGAAGATGAGTGGGTACGTCAGGTGGCAATGCGAATAGCCGAACTGATGCAGCACCACTACGATGAAGGACGCTGGATACGGATTGTCGGTGAGGATAAAGTCGAGGGTGTTACCCAGATTACTCAGGGCATGAAGGAAGTCAGGTTCGACATCAAGGTTGAGTTGGGTGCTATGCTGCCCTTTGATGAGAAGGAAAGGATAGCCAAGTATCAGGCAGCCTATCAGCTACTGGAAAACCCAACATACAACCCCCTGCTGCCGGATATGCTAAGGGTATACAAGATACCGAACTGGCAGAAACTGTTGCAGCAGTTTGAACCTTATGTGCAGTATAAGCAGTTTGTCCAGCTATACCAACAGGTACAAGCTGGTGAAATTGACCCGCAGAGTGCTGTCCAAATGTTGGTACAGAAAGCTATGCAGGTGTATGGCCAGCAGGGTGCTGGCGGTGAGGGGAACTCCGAACCGGGGACTAAAGGGCCACGAGCCAATCAGTAATCCGGGGGTGCAAAGGACCTCTTCACTGGAAAGAGACATTGTGCTCAAAAAGAAAGTGGAAGGATTGACAAATGGATAAAGAACTCGAAAAAGACGGTCAGAAGCCGGAAGGTTCCCCCGAGAACCAGAGTAAGGAAGAGTGGGATAAGGCCAAGCAAGAAGCTGACCAGCTTAAGGCCAATCTCAAAAAGAAACAGGCCGAGCTTGATTATGCCCTTAGTCGGGTGGCTGACAATGAGCAGAAACTCCAGCAGACTATGGCAGAGCTTGATAAAGTCCGAAAGGCTCAGGCTGCTCCTGAAAAGGCTTCCTCAAAGCTGACTGAAGAGGACTATGGCAAACCCCTGCTTCAGGTGATTGAATCACTTGAACAGAGAGTTGACACCCTTCAGAAGGCTAACGAGGAACTGACCTCGAAAGCCAAGGAGTTCGAGACGGAACAGACCCTTACTAAGCAACAGCAAATCCAGAGAGAAAGAGAAAATAAGATTCTCGATAGGATGGATAAAGAGTTTGGTGCGAAGTTCCGTAACGATGCTCGTAAACTGGCTATGGACCGCTACAACGAACTGTCTGCTACTGAGAAGAAAAGCTGGACAGAGTTGGATGCAGTGGTTCTTGTTCGTGACTGCTACAAGGAACTGGCAGATGCGGATAAAAAGAAAACTAAAGTTCCTGTGCAGGACGATGGCGAAGGTGGTGCTGCACCGATGTTTGATGACATCCTTCCACAGCAAGGCAAGCCGAAAGACTTGGTAGCTGCTGTTCTCAAGGATGGAGTTCTTGAAAAAATGTTGGAACGTGGTAAGAAGAAATAATTACCACACCCCTGAATAATGGAGGTTACTAATGGCTTATTCCAATGCTGACCTTAGCATTGTTACCAGAGAGCTTCTGACGAAGGGCAGAATAAATCAGGTTTACCTGAAGATGCCTTTCATCGAGAGTTTGCAGGAACGTGCACAGGTTATCACTCGTGGTGGTAAGACGATTGATAAAATCGTTGATACTGCTGAGATTGACGACCTCGCACAGACCTATCGCCTCGGTTCTGGTGACGTTCTCACAGATGGTGAGAAAGAGATTAAAGCTCAGCCTAGTTTTGGCTGGAAAGCTGCAACTCTGTCTCTGCGTTATGGCTCTGACGTTGAGATAATGAATACCTTCGCTGGCTCTAAAGAGCAGCTTGTCGCATTCGCTGATGACCTTGCCCAGCGTGGCCAGCGTGGTATGAAGATTAAACTTGAGAAGATGATTTTCAATGATGGCTCTACGACCACTACCAACTATGGTGACAGTGGTACGAACTTCCAGAGTCTCGTGAACGCTCTCAAGCATGATGATACCTACGGTGGTATCACTCGAACGCTGTCGAGTGGAACAGCTAACTACTGGCAGGGTGCTGACCCTGAGTTTAACCCAGCAACAACTGCTGCTGGAACTTCTCCGGGTACAAGCTCTCAGAGTACGGCTTACAACTTCACTATTGCTAATCTGCGTAACTGGCTTATTCAGATTGGTATGCACGTTGACAGCATGAGTGATATAGAAGTCTATACCTCTCCTGTTCTGTTCAACAAGATGAAGGCTGAAGCTGAGGCTAAAGGTGTTTATGAGCCGGGTAAGAACAAAATGGACGTAGGGTTCCGTGACATGACTGTCGATGGCTACCGTATTGTTCAGGTTCCTCGTCTCCAGACTTCTGCTACCATGAAGAAATGGGTGTTCATCACCAACATGGCGAAGTGGGAACTGCGTATACACCCGCAGCGTGACTTTATGATGACTGATTTCAAACATCAGGCCGAAGTCATAAATGGTGTTGACCAGTACCTCGCTCGTATCTTCTTGGCAGGTAACTTGGTTACTTGGCAGCCCAATGCCAGTATGTTCTTGTCGAACGTATCTTAAATTGATAAGGCCCTGACAACGGGTTGGGGCCTATTTTTAACCCTTTATTGTCACCCGTCTCATAGAGACTTGGGACAGAAGGAGTAAAGAATGACACTTTCTACTATTGATGATGCCAAAATTATCCTCTATGATAGGTTTCCCGGAGAGGTCGTAACAAACCTCGGTGAGCCTACAGGTGGGTTTACTGGCTCGTCTCATCACAATGTAAGCTCGGCAACGACTTATAAAGTCGGAACCAAGATTAAGGTTTATGATGAGACCAATAAAGGTTATGCAACCTTTATCTATCTCCAGTATGTTGCTGGAACCGTAGCAGGTATTGCTGCGAAGAAACCTGTGGCTATTCACACAGCAAATCAGGCGAGCACCACAAATGCCACAACTTCGGTTTGGTATCAGGTGACGACTGATGGTGGTGAGTCTCTTGTTAATGGCCCGCTGGCTATTGCTCTGTCGTCTATGACGACTCTGTACTATGGCTGGTTCTGGTGTGGCGGTGTTTGTCCCGTGACCTATGTCAGTGGTCTCGGTGGAAACTACACCACAGACACCTCAGTAGCTGCAGGTCGGCCCTTCACTGGTGCTGATAGCTCTACTGGCTACATCGACCTCGTTGTAGCAGGTCTGGGTGCTGCCCATGCGACAACCTCTGCGGACTACATGCCCGCTGGTTTCGCACTCAAGGCTGACGCTTAATAGAAACCCTTAATTAACCTTAATGAAAGGAGGTTTCTATGGCTGGCTTTGATGATACCAACATGAGAATGGGTGGTATGCGAAACGGTCAGGCTTGCTGGGGTAAGGTAACTTTTGATGCAGATAGCCTTACGGCGACAGTTGCTACGCAGCTTAGTGAAGTATGGTTTGCTCTGGGTATCCTCACGACAGCCAGTATTGGTGCTGGTGAGAATGTCCCGATAGCAACCTTCGGTACTACTGTCTCAAATGGTAACGTAACACTTACTCGGCAGACTGCTGATAAGTCTACAACTCCAACGTACTATGTACTGTTGGTGGGTGTATAATATCCCCTCATGTGTCGGAGAAGGGAGATTGGAAATATCCGGTCTCCCTTTCTCTTTATAAGGCGTACATGTTCTGGGGATATGTTTATAATTTTTGATTTTATCGACACGAGGGTATTATGAGTAAAATAGTAATTCTGGATATGTGTCCCCAAAGGGATTGGGTACTGGACACATTCATCGCTGAGTATCTCAACGAAATGGGTCACGATGCTGTCATCCGTAAATACATCCCAGATGGCCGGGACGCTGTGACCATTGAGAAGCCGGACGTGGTAGTACTGCCACCTATCCGCTGCAACTACACCTATGACTTCGCCCAGAGGCTCAAAGCATGGGGCGTATCCATTGTGGTGCGAAGAAGCGAAGCTGGTGTAAGCAGAAAGAAGTTTGATAGCCTTGAGGCTATGTGGCAAGAGGACCATCTGGGTCGTTTCAAATATGGCCCACTGATTGATGCAGAATGCGTGTGGGGACCTGAGTTTGCCCAGATACTTATTGACCACCAGAGGGTATCAGAAGATAAGGTCCACATCGTTGGTGGTGTGACCTTGGACCCTTACTTCAAGTATGACATCAAAGAAGCTGTCGGTAAGGCTAAAACTATTGAATGCAAGAACCCCGGCAAGGTTATCCTCTTTGCCAGTGGTTTTCTTCATGCTGACCATCGTGAGGACTTTTCGCTACCCGAAGCTCCTTACAATGACCCCATACATAGGGTCTTGGTCAACAGGGATAAAGCTGTCAGGGACCTGTGGATAGCTGTGATGAAAGAAACAGCAAAGCATCACAATGTTATATTCCGTCCACACCCTGATGAGAACCTGTCGCAGTATAGCGAACTGATGGGAATCGAGAATCTCTATATCGACAGGGAAATGGGTACAGCAGTTGTTCTCAAGTGTTGTGACTTTCTCGTCCATGCCGGAAGCACTATGGCGGTCGAAGCACACCTCCTTGACAAACCTACTGCTATGTTGGGAGATACCTCTCAGGATGACCTGATTGGTACAATCTCTCCAA